CTGTTCTTGTAAGGATATCTGTGTGCTTGCTGCTTGCTTACATAATTTTGTTAGTTTTCTATCCAATGGCATGGAGAGTGTAGCAGATAATCCTACGTTGAATGATTGATTTGCTCTCATGTCTGTACGTACAGGTTTGAACCATGTTGGATCCATAGATTGATTCGATACTGCATCTGGCACACCATCAGGACCATCTATATCCATCGTGATTTCCATATTAGCACCATCCTCAAACCATCTTACAGTGTCACCATCTGCGTTGGTATAGGTACGGTCATCATACCATGTCTCCCAAGGATAGTTCTTGACCGTAACTGTTTGTTCGGTTACCAACCCCGTAAGGTCAGTCGTATTATATTGTGGTTCGTTATAAAAATCTTCCCAAGGATCTTTTCTTGAGTCACTAAACTGTACATAGGGTGTAAAGTTAGCAGTAGCCCCTTGACAACTTATTTGATTACCATAAGTATTTGTTATGTATGGACCTTGTAAAACCTGTATAGCTTGGTTAGTTACCGAGCCAGATGAGTTGGCGATTGGATTTGCAGTTGCCGATACTCCACCAACACCTTGTGCTAGTACTGTATTGGGACTTATAATACTACAAAGAGTGGTTATTGTGTAAAGGTACTTGTAGTATCGGTTATGCTTTCTATGACTGTCGTTCTTTGTATTATTGTTTGATTTGAGAGTCCAGGTCCAGAATAACTTTGGGAAAATTGGAAGGCTCCTCCTGGTGTTGACAGAGTAAATGCTCCCTGATTGTTCAGATCTAGTGAGTCGAAGGAACTTGTTACTGTCCCCGTTACCTCTCCGTCTGCTGTCGGATTTACTGTCACTGTTGATTTGTTTACGCCAGGATTGATTGCGGATCCGTTGTAATCCACACCTACCCCCGTTACTGAATACTCCCATCCTGTCCTATAGTCCACTGAATTAATAGTTTCTGTCACGGTTGAGGTAGTTTCCGTGTGGCTGGTCATAGATCCCTGTGTAAAATTAGGGACCACTGGGACTGCCTTTACCTCATTTGTGGGAAAGAGGATGAGAAGTAGTACTAAAACCCTTCTCATCTTACTTAATTGACTGACAATTCTGTTACAAACTGACCTGTAGTTAGAGTACCTGTTCCACCACCAACTGCTGTTATAGCATGTGCTTGGGTTATAGTACCAGTACCAGTTCCACTACCAACACCTGTTGATGTTTGATCAGAGTATGCACTAACAGCACCTAAACTTGGAGCAGTAGTTACAATAGCATCACCTTCAATGAATGATTGTGAAAAACTATACGCTCCGCCAGCTGAAGTCTGTGTTGCTGTAGCAACTGATCCTTGACCAACTCCGTCAGTCAATGTGCCTAGTCCACCAACGTTACCGTCAGCAGAGTTACCACCACCAACGTCCAAAGTTACACCAGAACCTGAGGAAGTATATGTACTACCTATTCTAGAAACCTGTGTTGCAGCAGCGTTAGTTTGTAATTGGATGCTAGAAGTCATCCTATGTGTCAAGTCAGCTTTAGCACTGCTACCAAATGCAAATAATATAGAAGATAATAAAAGAAATCTTCTTAGCATTTCTTAATTGTCATTTTTTTTATTTAGCACACATAACCCAAATTTTAACTTGACATGTATCACATGACACTATATAATATTTGAAAATACATGATCATATGAAAATCTTTCTTGATACTGCTGATACAAACATCATCGAGAAGCATTACGCCACGGGGTTGATAGATGGTATCACTACTAACCCAACTCTTATAAAGAAGAGTGGAAGAGATCCTGAAGATGTATACAAACAACTAATTGACCTTGGTATTCCAGATATCAGCATGGAAGTCGTTGGTAATAAAGAGCAGATGCTCTGGGAAGGTCGTAGACTTGCTAATAAATTTGGTAAGAATGCAACTATCAAAGTGCCATGCACACCTGATGGACTATATGTATGTAAAGAATTGTCAAGATCTTTAGTCAAGGTGAATGTAACTCTTATATTTTCAGTAACACAGGCAATACTTGCTGCTAAGTCGGGTGCAACATATGTCTCACCATTTGTAGGTAGAGTAGATGACAATTCCTTTGGTGGTCTATGTCTTATAAAAGATATTGCAAACACATATGCCAAACAGAACTGGAAGAGAACTGAAATACTAGGTGCTTCTATAAGAAATGTAAGAGATGTTGGTAGAGCATTTGAATACGGTGCTAGTATATGTACTATACCACCTAAAGTATTTGAAGGTATGTACAATCACATACTCACAGATAAAGGGTTAGAATTATTTGATGCAGATTGGAGAGCAGTGAATGATAATATCTCGCAAGTCAACTAGAGACTTCTCTGGTGTAGATAGATATAAAAATTTACTAGAGAAAAAATACTCTGCCAAACCAGGTCAGACAGTTGTAAACAATCTTACAGGTGAAGACCGTGTATCTTTATTGTTAGCTTGTGCTGAACTTGGTTTGGTTACTATTATATGTGAGGTATCTCTTTTCACAGAAAAATTATTTTATGAAAAAAGATATAGTATACCGTTTTATGTACCAAAAAAAACTGATATAATAGGAAGGATTGATTATTACTTTGGTGATGATTCAATCTATTCAAATTTATCAGAACATATAGTAGATGAAATTGGTTGGACTGATGATGAACCTAACAATAAAATTTTAGCATTACCTAGTAGTATCTTGATTAGATCTGCTACCGATTCTAAACTTATAGAACATACTCATGAGTATATGTTTTCCTTAGGTCAAAGGAACTCTAAACTATTAGAGGGTAATGTTCAAATAGAAAAAAATATATTTTTTATGCTTGCAGCATTGATATCTGATGCCAATATACAATATGAATATGATGTTACTACTGATATTATTGAGTCTACTGTTCTAAGAAAATGGATTGGTAATGTGGAGATAGGCACTCCTATTTTTATAAGGGATAAGAATAATAAATTAGTTGAGGTTGATGACTATTATGGTGTTGAGATTATTGATGATAGACCTTATATGCTAGTGCCAGTTTATGATGTGGTTGGTACTATGGATGAAAAGTATGAGCAATTGGATGATGGTAGTTATAAGTGTGTGGGTAAACATGATAAAGTAATAATAAATAATCACGAGTTATACTTAGAACACTTAAATCGAATTGCGAATGAGTACGTAAGAAATTGTACTTTAGTCTATGATTCTGTATATGAAAAAGTATATCTAGCAGTGTGGGAGGATCAAGAAGATCTCCATCACAAAGTAATGAAACTACACTATCAGTTTGAAGATAGATTTGACATATCAAGATTTGCATTGTTAGATTATGATTTATTTTCAGTCAACAATATTATAGATCAAGAAGCAATTAGAGATTATTTCAGGAACAAATAATGGAATGGAATTTACGCTGCAGATGTGGCGAACTGTACAAGTCGTCTAGTAATATTCAGACTTGTAGAAAATGTAAAGCAAAAATTTATCCTGTGCCTGAGTGGCTTACACCAGAGGACAGAACCTTTCAGGAACAAAGGAGTAATAGAAAGGTACGTAAGCTTGACTTTGAGGTACGTTGATCTTATAATATAAGTGTCACTTACAATGAAAAATGGCAAGGGGTCAGTTTCTAGCACAATTCAAAAACAATACACATGAACTTATAGCAGCAGTGGAGGGTAGTAGTGATCTGGAATATGATCATCCTGAACTGTACAAAAAAATCTATGAGTATTACAAAGGAAGAGAAGTTTATCTTTACAATGATAAAGAAAAAGATTATAATATAATTATAGATGAAGTGGAGTATGATCTTATGAATGCAGGGGTGATGGCATGAGCATAAAACGTGAACGTCCTTGGGGATGGTACAAGTGCATCTGTAGAGGTGAGAACTATGCAGTCAAAAAGATTTGGGTAGCACCTAACCAAAGACTATCATTACAGTATCACAACCTACGTGCAGAACACTGGACTGTTGTGAAGGGTAGTGGTCTTGTTACACAAGGTACTCTTGAAAGAGCATGTAAACCAGGTGATACCTTTGACATAGGTATAGAACAAACACACCGTCTAGCAGGTGGTGATAAGGGTGTACTTATTATTGAAGTACAACGTGGTACATGTAAGGAAGATGATATTATAAGACTGGAAGATGACTATGGAAGAGTCGAACCAAATAATATATACGCTACAATCAATGAGTATGGTACAGAATGACTTACATTGTTACTGGTGGTGCAGGTTTTATAGGTAGTAACTTTCTACATTATATCAAAAGTAAATGGGAAGAAGAGATTGTTGTATTGGATAATCTATCTTATGCTGCTGACCTTGAGTTTATACCCAAAGACAAGCAGTTTACTTTTGAGTGGTGTGATATATCTAATGAAGATCAGGTCAACTATCTTTTCAAAAAATATAAACCAACCAAAGTATTTCACTTTGCTGCAGAGAGTCATGTTGATCGTTCAATAAACAACTATCGACCATTCTTAGAATCAAATATTATAGGAACTATCAATCTACTCAATGCTAGTAGGGATGTGCAGAAGTTCCATCACATTTCTACTGATGAAGTGTACGGATCACTGGAGTATGATAGTGCAAATCTATTCACAGAGGACACACCATACGATCCTAGAAATCCATACTCTGCAACTAAAGCAGGGTCAGATCATTGTGTGACAGCATGGCATAACACCTATGGCATTCCTTATCTTATTACTAATTGTTCAAACAATTATGGTCCACACCAGCACATCGAAAAACTCATACCGTTAGTGATAACAAATGCATTGAAGGATGAGGTAACATATATGCATGGTGGTGGACATCAGATAAGAGATTGGTTACATGTGCATGATCATTGCAGAGCATTGGTAATGCTAGATGATGCAGAGATAGTAGATGAGAAGTATAATATAGGTGGTTCCTGTGAGATCAGGAATATTGATGTGACTAAGTTGATCTTGGCACACATGAATAAACCCAATGATCTTATTGGCATATCACATGATAGACCAGGTATAGACAAGAGATATGGTATGGATCATTCTAAGATAACTGAAGATCTAGGATGGAAACCTGAAGTAGATTTTGACTATGGTCTTAGAAGTACAATTGCATGGTATCTGGATAGACTAACATGATTTCTCTTTATGGACCAGGTTTTATTGGTAGAAATTTCTATCACATGTACGAACCTGAGGTTGAGATAGTAAACAAAGATGATCGTAAGCCTAAGAGCGATGATATCTTGTATACTATATCAACAGTGGACAATTATAATGTCCATGATAATATAACACTTGACGTTGACACTAATTTACATGTTCTTTGCGAGGTACTTGACCACTGCAGGTCAGAAGACATCACCTTCAACTTCCTTTCTTCTTGGTTTGTCTACGGAAAAGGAATCACACCAGCATCAGAAACTACACCGTGCAACCCACAAGGGTTCTACTCAATCACAAAGCTTTGTGCAGAAAATCTTATCAGGTCTTTTGCACAGACCACTGGGATGAAGTATAGAATCCTGAGACTATGTAATGTCATGGGACCAGGTGATAGAAAGGCAAACCGTAAGAAGAATGCTATTCAATGGATGATCAATGAGTTGAAAGCAGACAGAGATGTCAAGATGTATGATAACGGATCACACTGTCGTGATATAATGCATGTAGATGATGTGTGTCGTGCTATCAAACTTGTCATGGATGCTGGAAACTATAATGAAACATATAACATTGGGTCTGGTGAACCTACCAGTGTTAGTGAGATCATGACGTTAGCAAAGATGTTCACTAGATCGAGAGGTGAACTACTAAACATGGATCCACCACAGTTCCATAAGAATGTTCAGACACAGAACTTCTGGTTAGACACAAGTAAACTCACACTGCTTGGATTTACACAACACATTACTAATGAATTTTTAGTCAAGGATTTATGTATAACCTAAAGGATCAAGTTTCTAATTTTGTATTTCAGTTGCAGAATACAGGTAACTATGACATCATGCCATACCTACCTAATCGGAACTGGAAACCTGGTGATCCAATATATTATTCTGGTCCTTACTGGGATGATCAAGAGGTAACTGCTGCTATTACTACCTTGTTAGGTGGTAAGTGGTTACCTGCTGGTGAAGAGGTCAATAAGTTTGAACGTGCATTTGGTAAGAGGTTTGGTCACAAGCATTCTGTCATGGTGAACAGTGGATCATCTGCTAACTTGGTGATGATTGCTGCACTGAAGAAGTACTTTGATTGGCAAGATGGCGATGAGATATTAGTGTGTGCTTGTGGTTTCCCCACTACTATCAATCCTATAATTCAGAATGGATTGAAACCTGTCTTTGTAGATATAAACATGGATGATCTCAACTGGGATCTTGACATGCTTGAGTCTAAGATTACTGATAGGACAGTTGCTGCTTTTAGTTCACCCGTCCTTGGAAATCCCTACGACTTTGATAAGTTCCTTGACATTGTTGATAGGCATGGACTTAAGTACATTGCTGACAACTGTGACTCCCTTGGAAGCAAATGGAGAGATGAGTTTCTCACCAAACATGCCGTCGCATCTTCTTGTTCTTTTTATCCAGCACATCATATCACTACTATTGAAGGTGGAATGGTGTCCTCTGACATCGAAGAGGTGGTTCAGATCGCTAGATCTTATGCCTGGTGGGGTCGTGGTTGCTTTTGTGTAGGATCCCAGAATAAATTGCCCAACGGTGTCTGTAACAATAGGTTTGATCGTTGGTTGGAAGGGTATGACAAGGATGTCGATCATAAGTATGTCTTTGGAGTCCAAGGATACAATCTCAAACCTGCTGACTTGCAGGGGTCTATCGGTCTTGTACAATTGAAGAAGCAAGATGAGATACATTATGTCCGTCGTCTGAACAAAGGAGCTTTGCATGAGATCTTCATGCAAATACCTGGTTGCAGGGTTGTTGAAGAAAAAGATCATGCAGAAACCTCATGGTTTGGTTGCCCCATTATCTATGAGGGCGGTAAACACCACCTCGTAAAATACCTAGAGAGTAAAGGTGTACAAACTAGAAACTATTTTGCAGGTAACATCCTAATGCACCCTGCCTACAAGCATCTTGAACCTGCATCTAACTATCCTAATGCATCAAGTGTGTTAGATAATGTATTCTTCTTAGGAACATCTCCCGTTATTACTGTTCCTATGCTAGACTACATACATGAAATAATAGAAAACTATTCTCAAGAAAATAATGACTGATCGTCCTACAAAAACAGCACTCGTATTAGGTGCTGGTGGATTTATTGGATCCCATATGGTGAAGAGACTAAAGGGTGAGGGCTATTGGGTGCGAGGTGTAGACTTAAAGTATCCAGAGTTTTCTAACACATGTGCAGATGAATTTATCACAGGTGATCTTCGTGATGTAGATTTTGTACGTAGAATCTTAGAATATAAAGGACCGTTTCCTAATTTTCATAGTGAAGTTCCTTACAGGTACATAGAACCATTCCATGAGATATATCAGTTCGCTGCCGACATGGGTGGTGCTGGTTTTGTATTCACTGGTGAGAATGATGCAGAGATTATGCATAACTCTTGCACTATCAACTTGAATGTTCTTGAAGAACAAAGGAAGTTGAATGAAACCTTTGATGGTGTAAAGAAAGATTGGACAGAATGTAATAGACCTAAATTAGATTATCAGACAAAGATTTTCTACTCTGGATCAGCATGTATGTATCCAGAACACAACCAACTAGACCCTGACAACCCTGATTGCCGTGAAGACTCCGCTTACCCTGCTGCACCTGATTCCGAATACGGATGGGAAAAACTCTTCAGCGAGAGGTTATATCTCGCTTATAATCGTAACTATGGTATTCCTGTTAGGATTGCTCGTTACCATAACATCTTCGGACCAGAAGGAACGTGGCATGGAGGAAGAGAAAAAGCTCCAGCAGCAATCTGCCGTAAGGTCGCCTACGCAGACTTGGTGGACACAATCGAGGTGTGGGGAGATGGGTTGCAGACCCGTTCCTTCCTCTACATCGATGAGTGTATTGAAGCAACGAGGAGGCTCATGGACTCCGACTTCATTGGACCAGTAAACATTGGTTCTGAAGAGATGGTTACCATCAATCAATTAGTAGAAACTGCTGCTAAAGTTGCTAATAAAGTTATTGATAAGAAACATATTGATGGTCCCTTAGGTGTTCGTGGACGCAACTCTAACAACGAATTGATATATGAGAAACTTGATTGGAATTATGTGATGACATTGGAGGAAGGTATTCGTAAAACATACAATTGGATCATGGGTCAGATAGCGAAAGAGTTAGTTACTGATGCAGCAGCATGACATTAAAACTATCACATTGGTATGGTAGGTTAGGTAACAACATTCAACAGTGTGCTTTAGGCACACTCATTGCTCGAAACTTAGGCAACACATTTGAACAACCATTAGATCATGAGGTTATCAAGAAACATAAGACATCGTTTGGACACAGCACTAAGGAAATATCCTCGAAGTTCTTTTACTATGAAGGACCACATCAAGAGATTGATGTACCTATCTACCAAATTCGTACGCAAATTCGTAACATTTGTACGAGTTTTATATACCCACATCTCCAGACACCGAGAGTGGATGTACCTGACGATTGCATTGTTATTCACGTTCGTAGTGGAGATGTATTTGACCAAAGGGTGGCTAACCCTGATCAATATGTCCCTGCTCCTTATGATTATTATATGCAATTACTTGACAAGTTTGAATCGGCAATCGTAGTAACAGAACCAGACCAACATAATCCTATAGTAAGGGAGTTGGCATGGTCTCCTAAAGTTACCATACAATCTAAGAGTGTGGCAGAAGATTTTGGTACACTTCTTAGTGCAAAAAACATTGCCAGTTCAGGTGTAGGAACCTTTGCTGTTGCTGCTGCACTGTGTAGTAGAAAGATAGAAAAGTTTTTCTGTACCAACCTCCATATAACAGAGCATTTGAATTGGAAAATGCTTTTGGGTGGCGACATAGAAGTAAATATGTTAGACTTACCTGACTACATCAAACCTGGTGAATGGGAAAACACTGATGAGCAAAGACAATTCCTCTTTAGTTACAAGATATAAGTTGCTACCTAAGATGGTAGATAATATAGAAGAGGTATGCTATACGTTACCCTACTTCTATTTTAAAGATTGTGCTTATGGTAATGAAGATCCTTATGGGATGAGGAAGGAGATGAATCCCTACTTCTCTCATTCTCTTTTACTTGAAGGAAAGATATCAGATCACTTCATGATGTTCCCTTGGGATGATATAGGTAGAACGATAGGTCTTCCTAACAATAAAATGTTCAGAGCACACATGACATTACAGTATCCTAAACCAAATAGGGAGGGTATACCGCACAATGCACATGTAGATAAACCAGGAAAGAAACATTGGGTCGGTTTATACTACCCTAATGATAGTGATGGAGATACTTTTTTCTTTGACAATGATCTAAATGTAATACATAGAGAACCACCTGAACGTGGTAAAATTATACTCTTTGATGGTAGATACTACCATTCAAGTTCTTCTCCTACTAAGGAAGTTCGTTTCTCATTGAATATAAATTATGAATACAATTGATGGACCTGCAATTCAGAATTTATGTGATTATGATTTTGGTGATCAAGCAGGGTGTCTAGGTGGTGTGCCTAAAGCATTCATGGAAGATGTTAATGAAAGTAATACACATTTCCTAAAAACTGTGAATGGGCATGAGTATATGACTCTGTTCATTGATAACATTAGGTTGTATAAGAGACCTATCAAATGTGGTACTCCTCATGACCAAGAGAGAGTAAATCATATGATGGAGAGAGATGATTTACTTCATTTACTTGCTGAAATATCATTGTTCAAACAAACTAAGTTTATTATCTTCTGTAGTAATGAGGACACACCTATCACAGATGATATCCATACTCGTATACCACCTAATGTTTTAGCAATCTATGCAGCAAATGCTATTGGTTTTGGTGGTAAGTTACATCCATTTCCTTATGGATTACAAAGAAAACTATATGAATCTGATAATAGGCAGGAGGTTCTGAGATCTTTTATGGTTGATGATCCTAAACCTACTAAGTTATTGTACATCAATCATGCAGAGCATACTAATCTAAGTGAACGTGGTAATATAAGAGAGATGTTTGCAGATAAATCTTTTGCTACTATAAGTCCACGAGTAAATTACCCTGAGTATTGTAGACAAATTAGACTACACAAGTTTATGATATGTCCTGAAGGTAACGCAGTTGATTGTCATAGAAACTGGGAAGTCTTATCTCTGAAGAGAGTACCTATCATGAAGAAGAATCCATACTTACAGGAGTGCTATAAAGATTATCCTATACTATGGGTGGATGATTATGCTGATGTCAATAAGACTATGCTTGCAGAACATGATGATTTGTTTATAAAGTCTAGAAATTTAGATGAGAATCTGTTAGACTTGTATACAGTGTTCAATAGGGCGGTAAACCATGCTAAAAATACCTGAAGTTACCCTATTAATACTGGCAGATTTAGACCTTCCAGATGCAGTCTACGCAATAAATAAATCATGTGAGGCAATAGAATGGGGTGCTGCCAAATTCCTTGGTAGTAAAAAACCTGATGGTTTATGTGATCAGGTTGTCTATGAAAAAACTTATCCTATTCAAAGCATCAATGATTTCAATTTTTATTGTTTATATAACCTTAGCAATCATATTCAGTCCTCGCACTGCCTTCTTATCCATCCTGATGGTTATGTTATTCGACCTCACCTTTGGGATAGTTCGTGGTTACAGTACGACTACATCGGAGCACCGTGGAGAGACGACCCAACAGCGTACCTCGACCCGTGGGGCAAGAACCAACGAGTTGGCAATGGGGGATTTTCCTTACGCTCCAAAAAGTTACTCGATGTCCCCAGTAAAGTCACCGTCCCTTGGGAAGTAAACGAAGGTACATTTTATAAACATCAGAATGCTGGACTATATAATGAAGACGGGAACATATGCTGCCACAACAGACACATCTTCACGGAACAAGGATGTGTGTATGCTCCCGTCAGTGTGGCGGCTCACTTCAGTAAAGAGGTAGAGTGTCCTGAACATAAAGGTATTGAAACCTTTGGATTCCATTATCATTTTCAAGATATACGATGAAACCAGCGAAAATATATCCACTATGGTGGAACCCTTGGGGCGATCAAGGATTGGATTTTGATTGTACGGTCAGTATTTCTATTGACAATCTTACATACGATAAGGATGCAGACTATAAGATATTATTTCTAGCAGAACCTTTAGCAATCTTACCTACCGTAAGTGAAGGTGCGTTGAAGAATGCATATAAGTTTGATAAGATATACACATTTACACAGTCTATACTGGATAAGTATCCTACTGCAGAATTATTTGAGTGGGGATCTAGTTGGTTAGACTTCAAAGATCTAAAGATTGCAAAGAAGAATAACGTTTCCTTTGTTACTAGTAACAAGAGTCAGAGTGTAGGACATCAGTTACGACTACAGATCAATGATATGTTGAAAAGAGTTGATGTATCTAACGGTCTTCAATACTATTCACACTTATCTCCACCATTTCATCAAAGAAGAAATGATTTCTTTGAGTCATCAAAGTTTCATATAGCAGCAGAAAATTCCAGACAAAAAAATTATTTTACTGAGAAAATTATAGATTGTTTTGCCTCCAAGACTGTACCAATATACTATGGTTGTCCTAATCTTGGTGATTGGTTTCACATGGATGGTGTTATAACTTTTCAAGATCTTGATGAGTTAGAACTAATCATTAAGAAGTTAGATGCAGATGCATATGACTGGAGGAAGGATGCTATTGAGCACAACTATGAGATTGCTAAGAAGTTTCATAGTGATAATGATGTAGTACCTAGGCTAACCCGTAAAATTATGGAGGAAGTGAACAATGCCACTGCACGGATCCAATCAAACTAATTACACAAAGAAAGACTATGAGTTTCTGAAGGTAAAACCTGAAGGAATGATAGGTCTGAAGAAGAATTACTCTCAAGTATGGCAAGACATATTTGCATTGGTTGTCAATGATGCAAAGAGAGATGGAACATTCATAGAGATAGGTGGTGCTCAACCATTCATAGGTAACAACACTTGGTTACTAGAGAAGGAGTACAACTGGAGGGGATTTTCTGTTGAATTAGATGAGGAGTTATGTAAGATGTGGATGGGTCAGAGACCCAATACGCATTTGTTTGTTGACGATGCTAATGTAGTAGATTATGTTGCAGCATGTGATAAGTTTGACTTACCATATCACATGGACTACCTGTCATTTGACCTTGAACCACCAGAAGTTACTTTAGATGTACTAAAGAAGTTTCCATTGGATAAGTTATCATTCAATTGTATTACCTACGAGCATGATATGTATCGTCAGTGGGGTGATACTGCAGGACACCGTGATATATTTTCAAAGCATGGGTATGATCTAGTAGGGTTCCAGATACATAATGGTCCTTGTTGTATGGAAGATTGGTA